CGCATGTTCAGCCAGGCGGCGGAGAACCAGCTCATTCCGGTCGACAACTGGGCGATGTTTGCCGAGTCGGGCGGAATCAAGGGCAAGGTGGAGTGGGTTCCGATTGAGGCGGTAGTCAACGCGATTGAGCGGTTGCGCCAGTATCGTCAGGACAAGACGATGCAGATCTACGAGGTGCTTGGCATCTCGGATGTGATGCGTGGCTCGAGCAAGGCGAGTGAGACGGCCACTGCGCAGGAGATCAAAGCGCAGTTCGGCTCGACGCGTGTGCAGCTGTCGCAGTTCTACATTGCCGAATGGATCACGCATGCGCTGCGGATCAAGGCCAACATCATCTCGCAGCATTTTCAGCCGCAGACGATTGCCGAACGGTCGAACATTCTTCGCACACCGGATGCGCAGTTTGCGCAGCCTGCTATTGAGTTGCTGAAGAACGAGGATTTGGCAGAGTACCGCATCAACATTGAAGCGGATTCAATGGCTGCGATGGACTGGGCAGCCGAACGAGACGCAGCAGTCCAGTTCATGCAGGGCTTGGGTGCATTTGTTTCTCAGGTAGCGCCAGTTGCGCAATCGACGCCTGGCGCTGCGCCATACCTGCTGCGTCTCATGCAATGGGCGGTGTCGAAGTTCCGCGTTTCAAACGAGATCGAGAGTGTTCTCGATCAGGCGATTGGCGCGATGAACCAGCAGCTGATGCAGCCGAAGGAGCCGCCGCCGCCAGATCCGAAGATTCTGATCGAGGCGGAGAAGATCAAGTCGAACGAGCGTATCGCGATGATGGAGACGCAGTCTGACGAGAAGGTGGCCGCGTTGAAGGCGACGCTTGAGCTGCAGAAGATCGAGATGCAGGCGAAGTTCGACCAGATGGCTGCGCAGTACGAGCAGCTGATGGCGATGGTGGGGGTAAATCAGCAGCAGGCGCAGATGAAGGATCTCTCTGGCTCTGTCAACCAGCTCGCGCAGGCGAGTGTCGATGGGCAGCAGCAGAACACCGCGCAAATGCAGCAGCTGCTTGAGACGATTTCAAAGAAAAGAAAACGCGTCCCGGTGCGCAACGCGATGGGCGACATCATTGAAGTGCGCGAGGAGGATGACGACGACCTCGCGATGGTTCCTGGCTTACAACCTCCACCAATGGGGATGAATTGATATGAGCATGACCAACGCGGCAGAAGCGAATCTGCTGAACCTTTTGTTCTTGAACGTCGACTGGGCCAACATCGGTGACGCTGGTGGCTTGCAGAACTCGGCCGCGGCCGGATCGTTCTACATCTCGCTGCACACCGCTGACCCTGGCGAGTCTGGCACGCAGTCGACCAACGAGATCAGCTACACCGGCTACGCTCGAGTGGCCGTCAACCGCACCGCCGGCGGCTGGACACTGACCTCGCAGACGATCAGCAACACCGCGCTGGTGCAGTTCGGTCAATGCACTGGCGGCTCGGGAACTGCGACGCATTTCGGCATCGGTACTGATCTGTCTGGCGCTGGCAACCTTTTGTTGAAGGGTGCGTTGACGTCGAGTCTCTCGATCAGCAACGGCATTCAGCCGCAGTTCTCTGCGGGTGCGTTGACTGTGACGGTGGACTGATGTGTGGCGCTACCGCTGTGCCCACTGTTTGCAGGACTTGGCTTTTGATGCCGAGACCGACGAGGTGCAGCGTTGCCCGATCCACCCAGACGGTCAGATTGAAGTAATCCCAGAGGAACAGCCGGATGGGGTTTGACACCGTTGCTGCCTTGGCTGCCGCGCAGGCGAGTTCTGGTCAATTCTGGAACTCGTTTGTGTACAAGTCGACGCTGCCTGCAGTGGCAGCGGCTGGAGTGTGGGCAGATGGCAGCATCGGCGCTGGCATCCCAATCTACAACGCATACCTCGGGGCAGCGTTGGAATTCACCCCGCTGACTGGCAGCGCCAATCGCAGCATCTACACTGGCCCGACGATTAGCGACAGCAAGTACGTTGCGATGGCGCAGATCGGAACGTCTGCGGCGGGTGCCCCGCTTGTGGCTATGTTTGCGGATTTCCTTGGCTTCTACCCGCTCGTCGACACAGACAACACTGCACCGCAGACGATGGACAACACGCAGTCGCTGACGCGCTATTCGAGCGGCGAGGGCGTGCAGGCGTTTTGCGTTGTGCAGGTGCCGCAAACGGCAAGCGCGACGGCGACGGTGACGCTGAGCTACACAAACTCAGCGGGCGTGTCGGGGAGGACTTCGACCTTTGGGCTGTTTGGTGCGTCAACCATTGGAAACCTCTGCAACATTGCCAACACCTCTAACGTGGCATCTGCGCTGACACCGTTCGTTCCACTTCAGAGCGGCGACAAAGGCATTCGCAGCATTGAGAGCGTGAGCGTGTCAACCGGCATCGGCGGCTTTATCAACATCGTTCTGTGCAAGCCGATTTTCACGCTGCAGTTGCTCGAGCAAAACACGGTCGCGGAAAAAGTTTTTTTCAAGGAATCCGGCACGCTTCCCGCAGTGCAGCCCGGTGCGTTTCTGCAATTTCTGACTCTGCGCGGGTCAGCGACGACGCCGATCCCTTTCCGCGCCTCACTAGACTTTACTTGGAGTTAAATCATGGGCTTCAGCAGCATGGACGATCTCGTGAACGAGATCACGAACAACGGCAAGTTCATCCGCAACGACTGGAACAAAATCACCACGGCGGGTATTACCTACGCCGCTGGCCGTTGGTACGACTTCAGCCTGCTTGCAGGCACCCCGATTGCCAATGCGTTTGCAGGCACGGCGCTGGCGTGGCGATCGTGCGATGAGACGACGGGCAACGGCACGCAGATTTTCGGTCTGCAGCATGGCGGCAACGTCAGTCCAGACACCAAGCACATCCTCAACGTGTCTGCGGTGACGGCGGTGGCGACGGGTGTCCCGGCGCAGTTAATGCTCGTGGACTTGCAAGGATATTGGCCCGGCATCAGCAACAACAGCGCCGTGGCGCAAACGCTGACCGGCACGCCGTCGTTGCGGTATACCAACGGCGCAGGTTGTCGTCTTTTCTGGGTGCAGACGGCAACATCAGGCGCGACAGCACAAAACCTTGCGCTGTCTTATAGCAACACGGTGCCGACGTCAGGTCGTTCACTTCCTGTGACGGTTTCGATGACAGCCTCGGCAGTGGCGGGTCACATCTCGCATTCTGGTACGGCGGCGAACAACTACGGCCCCTTCCTGCCCCTTGCATCAGGCGACACGGGCGTGTCGACGGTTGCGTCGGTGACGTTCTCGGCGGCTAACACCGGCACCGGGGCGTTGTGCCTTGCCCGGCCTTTGCTGACGCTGCCGATTACGACGGCGTCTGTCGCTGCCGAGCGTGACCTGCTGAACCAGTTGCCGAGCCTGCCGCAGGTCAAGGACGGCGCTTGCTTGACTTGGCTTTACTTTGCAGGAGCCGCGACGGCTGCCAACACCAACTTCTACGGCGCGGTTGAGTTCGGGTGGGGCTGAAGCAAAACACCACGATTCTCGCTCAACTGCCGTTGCGGCAGTTTGGCGGCAACCCCGCGGGCATTCGCTCGATGTGGGGGCGTACCGACCTGCGTAACAGCACGGTCGGCGCGGGCATTGCAACAGAACTGGCTGGCATCCCTGCCGGTCATTACCCGCCCTCGTCGTGGAACATGCCGTACCAGGCGGGGCAGTTGTCTGCCTTCACTTACACCGGCGCGACGTTCACGGCTGGCCCATTGAATGTGGCAGCGGGCGTAAACGCCGCAGGCGATGCGACGTTCACGTTCACGGCCGGCCCCTCGCAGCTCGAGCTAGTCGTTTCGGCCGTTGGCTCAAGCAGCATCACGTTTTCGCTGACCGGCAACGCGGCTGCGGTGCTGAATGCGGCTGGCGCGATTGCCGTGCAGTTCACGGTCGGCCCTGCGACGCTTGGCGCAGAGTCTGGGCTTTTCGGCAGCACGCTGCTGACCTTTACGGCGACGGCGACGCCTCGAGCGACGGGCAACATGGAAGGCGCCGTGACGCCGTTCACGGAACTTTCGCCGCAAAACCTTGCCGCAGCGGTGTGGTCAGCGATTGCGACGGAGAACAACGAACCCGGCACGATGGGCGAGCTGCTGAACTCAGCCGGCTCCGCTGCTGATCCGCTGCTCGGAATCGTTGAGGGGACACTGACGCTGCGCGACGTGATGCGATTGCTGCTTGCCGTCAACGCCGGTGACGCTACCGGCCTCGAGGGCAACACGATGGTGTTCAAGGCGCAGAACGGGACGACGATCCGCGTCGAGGCGAGTTACAACGCGGGTGACCGTACTGTCACGGTCATTGACCCGTCGTGAGTTATTTCGGCCTCGCGTTTGGTGAATACCCCGGCGCCTGGTGGGGCCGGGCCGTGCAGCCAGCTCCCGTGGAGCTTCTGCGCGGTGGATACGGGCCAGTCAAACGACGCAAACGCAAACAGCGCGAGTTCGATGAGGAGCGAAGCAACCGCGAGGAGCTGCGTCGCTTCATCGAACGCGTGTTGGAGCCGATTGAGACCGAAGCCGAGGTCGTCACGACGACAGATGCGGTGGCTGTATTACCGCGCAGGGGCGAGGGCGTTGCGTTGCCCGTCCCGCCGGCATTCAGCGCCGCGGTGGTGACGGATGCCGTGATGTCTGTGCTGCGTGATAACGCAGTGCGTGCGGAGCGGGTGAGGACGGCTGAAGCGCGAGAGCGAGCGAGGCTCGAGGTGGAGCGGGTGATGGCACAGATCCGTCGACGCCGCCGCGAAGAGGAATGGCTGTTGTTAATGGATTGACTATGAGACGGAAGTACCGATACGACCCTGAATCTGGCGAGATGGTTGAAGTCACGGCTGACTACGCGCCGCCAGGCAAGAAAGGCTCACTCAATCACCTTGGGGGGCTGTGGGGAGACCGTCATTACGACGGGCTGCGTGCAACAGATGGCACGGACATATCCACGCGCAAAAAGCACCGCGAGTACATGAAGCGGAACGGCTTGGCGACGGCCGACGACTTCAAGGGGCAGTGGGAACGTGACAAGAAAACGCGTGAACACTACATGCAGAATGGAGGCACGATCCGCAGGTCGGATATTGCCGCGGCAATTGAAAGACTACAAAGAAGGTAAAAACCATGAGTGAACCCACCACGATCCGCGAGGCTTTGGAAGCGGCAGTTCCCGAGGACGAAACACGCGTTGTACCGGCTACGGAGACGGTTTCTGAGCCGGTCTCCGAAGCCCCTGAGCCTAGCCCTGAACCGGCCAGCGAAACGGCCACGGAGGCTCCTGCGAAGGCTGAAGACGGCAAGGCGCGGGACGAGAAAGGCAAGTTTGCCAAGAAGGGTGATCCTGAGCCGATCAAGGTAGCCCAGAGCAAGCCGATCACGCCTGGCCCAAAGTCAGAGCCGAAGGCAGCGCCTGTTGAAAAGGCTCCGGCGTCGTGGAAGCCGGATGTCCGTGAGCATTGGGCCAACCTGCCGCCGGACGTGCGGGCGGAGGTTGCTCGGCGCGAGGCTGAGGTGCAACGCACGTTGCAGGAGACGGCTGAGGCTCGAAAGTTCACCGACCAGTTGCAGAACGTCATCCGGCCCTACGAAGCGTTTATCCGCGCCGAGAACAGCAACCCGCTACAGGCGATTGACAATCTGATGGCGACGGCTGCCCGGCTTCGTACCGGAACATCGCCGGAACTGGCTCAGCTCGTGGCCGGCATGGTCAAGCAGTTCGGCGTTGGTCGGTTTGGCAACTCGTTTATCGAGCAACTGGATTCGGCTCTGGCTGGCGAAGTGCCGAGGTCTGACCCGCAGCAGGCTCAGGTGCAGCAGATTTTGCAGCAGCAGTTGGCTCCGGTTCAGCAGTTTATGTCGCAGTTCCAGCAAGCGCAGATGGCCCAGCAGCAGCAGGTGCAGCAGGCGGCGATGAAGGAAGTGAACGACTTTATCGCCAAGGCTGAGTTCGGCGATGACGTGCGTGAAGATATGGCAGACATCATGGAAGTATCCCAGCGCCGCGGGCGGGAGATTTCGCTGCAGGATGCCTACAAGCAGGCTTGCTTGACCAATCCTCGTGTGCGTGCGGCATTGGAGGCTCGAGCCAAAGCCCGTTCCGCCCAGCAGTTGCAAGGGGCTGCGCAGAAGGCCAAATCAGCCGCGGTATCGGTGTCGGGTGCCCCCGCCTTGGCAGCACCCGTGGCGCCGTCGACCGATATTCGATCTGCAATCGAAGCGGCGCTTGCATCGCACGAGCGTTAATGGTAAAAGGACAACGTGGGGCGGAAATCGCTACACTACAACGGCAAAGTATGCGACAAGCATCCCGAGCTGAAGGGTTTGCGGCTTTCGTCCTCACGCGTATGTGTGCAGTGCAAGCGTGACTATGCACGCGAGTATGCCCGCAGAAAAGTTCAGGAAAACGACCTTCGGTTCATTCTTTCTCGCCGTCGAACCTATCGCGCTTACAGGCAGCGAAACATCGAGGCGATAAAAGAGAAGGCCAAGATAGCGCAACGCCATCCCGATGTTCGGGAACGTAAGCGAATCTGGATGAAGAACAAAAGGCGTGAAGACCCTGAACGATTCCGCTGGCATGAACGCAAGAAGTACCGCCGGCACCGCGACACGATATTGCAGCGAAATCACCTAAGAGCATTGCATCGAAAGAAGGCAATGCCCACTTGGGCAAACAGGCAGGTCATCAATGCCATCTACGCCGCAGCGCGGCGTCAGAACATGACGGTTGACCACATAGTTCCGCTGCGAGGGACAAATGTGTGTGGCCTTCATGTCGAGAACAACTTGCAGTTGCTCTCGCGTGAAGATAACGCCCGAAAGGGCAACCGATTCATGGAGTAAACAAAATGGCATTTGCGAACACGTCCGTTACGGACATCATTGCGACTACGATTCAGTCGCGTACCCGTCAGATTGCTGACAACGTCACCAAGAACAACGCGCTTCTTGCTCGGCTCTCGCAGCGCGGGAATGTGAAGCCCTTCGCGGGCGGAAACGTCATTCTTCAGGAACTCTCATTTGCTGAGAACGGCAACGCCGGATTTTATTCAGGGTACGACTTGCTGCCGGTTGCCGCTCAGGATGTCATCTCGGCGGCCGAATACTCAATTAAGCAGCTTGCTTGCCCGGTCGTGATGTCGGGTCTCGAGATGCTGCAGAACTCGGGCCGTGAGGCTTTCATCGACCTGCTCGAGGCGCGTTTGAACGTCGCCGAAGCAACGATGGCCAACAAGCTTGCGCAGTCGATCTACAGCGACGGCACCGGCTCGGGCGGTAAGGAAGTGACCGGCCTCAACGCCGCTGTCCCTGCCTCGCCGACCTCTGGCACCTACGGCGGCATCGACCGTGCGACGTGGACGTTCTGGCAGTCGAAGTTGTACGACTTCAGCGCCAACTCGCTTACGCCGCCGTTCACGGCTGCGCAGTTCCAGGCTGGCCTCAACAGCTTGTGGTCGTCGCTGGTGCGTGGTGCGGATCGTCCGGACCTCATCATCCTCGACAACAGCTACTGGAGTCAGTACATGGCCTCGCTGCAGGCGCAGCAGCGGTTCACTGATCCGTCGACCGGCAACCTCGGCTTCCCGACCATCAAGTTCATGGATGCGGATGTCGTGCTGGACGGTGGCATCGGCGGGTTCTGCCCGCAGAACACCGGGTTCATGCTGAACACCAAGTACCTGTTCCTCCGTCCGCACCGGGACCGGAACATGGTGGCGCTGTCCCCGAACAAGCGGTACGCCATTAACCAGGATGCCGAAGTGCAGATCCTGGCGTGGGCGGGCAACCTCACTTGCTCTGGTGCACAGTTCCAGGGTCGTATCCAGAACTAATTGGCCCGTGGTGGGGTCACCCTTGCCTTGCCGGGTGGGGTGACCCTTCACTCGGCAAGGCTTTTTTGAAGAGGAAACAAACATGGCTTCTGCAGTAATTGGTATCTCGAAGGATCAGGTGACGGCGGCTACCGCCACGCCTGAGTTTCGCCTCGGCACCGTGGGCGGGTACGACGACCCGTCTGTCGGCTATCAGGAGTTCGTTTACGGCCGTGCTGATGGCGCCGTGACGGGTCTCGGCTATCTCTGCGTCGAAGCGACTGGCTTCGACTTTGCGATGGCGACGACCACGAACACCGCTCCTGGCGCCTCCGGCTTCGGTTCTCGCGTTGGCGCTGCTCAGGCTGCGCTGGCCGACAACCAGTACGGCTGGTTCCAGATTTTCGGCAAGGGCAGCCTTCGCACGCTCGCCTCGGCCGCCAAGGGTACGCGTCTGAACACGACGGCCACCGCCGGCGCGGTTGATGACGACGGCACCGCTAGCTCGGAAGCGATTTTCGGTGTGGTGCTTGGCACCGCCACCGGCGGCGCTGCTGCCACCAACGCGGACGCGATTTTCGCGTACCCGTCGGTCGGCACCACGCTGTAATCCAGCACGGGGGCAGTGCGGGTAACCCCCGCGCTGTCCCCTTTTTTTCAATTACATAAGGAAAAAATATATGCAAGTGAACACCGCCACAACGCCTACAGATTGGTCTGCTATCCCCGACGCGCCGGGACTCGACGAGTCGCGCTTTGTCGGGGATGAGCGATTGTTCGTGCAGTTTTATCGCAAGCCCATGCTTCAGCCTGGCCTCAGCCGCGAATCGGGCCGTGCGGTTTACAAGGAGACCGACTTCATCCGCATCATGGTGCCGGGTGACAAGTTGTCGATGGTTGATCGTCCGGTTGACGAAATTGATAAGCGTCGATTTGCCGACCGTTACGCCAAGTGGCTTGCCGGTGCTGGCAATGTTGTTGAAGGGACTCCGCTGGCTTCGCTTCCGAAGATGACTCCGGCCAAGGTTGAGGAATACAAGTTCTTCAACATCCACACTGTGGAGCAGTTGGCTGAGGCGCCGGACAACGTCGGTCAGAAGTTCTTGGGGTTCAACGAAGACAAACGTTCAGCAAAGACCTTCTTAGAAATCGCCAAGGGAAATGCGCCGATTGAGAAGATGAACGAGGAACTCAAAACTCGCGACGCGAAGATTGAGGAGCTTCAGTCTCAGATCGACGCGTTGACTAAGATGATGACTAAGGACAAGTCTAGCAAAGCGGCTTAGGAGGAAGGGGTCGGATGGCTTACCAGATCATCAACGACAGCACCCTCTCAGCGATTGT